GCAAGAAGAAGACCCCGAATACGCGTGGCTCATCCAACCCGACGGCTACGCCATCTGCCCCGTCGACGACGAGAACGGGGTGCACGAGGCAGCCCGAGCCGCCCTCAAGCCCACTGCGCCCGCGCCGCCGATCCCCGGACAGACCGAGATCCCCACACAGACCACCGATGACTGACACCCCCGCCGACACGATCCGCCGCGCCGCCACACTCATGCGCGAACGAGCAGCAGCGGCCAGCCCGGGCCCATGGCACATCGGCAACGCCATCGACCCCACCAAACCCTGCAACCTCCACACCTTCCCCGCAGTGCAACCCGTCGCCGACAACGTTGGATGGCTCGACGCCGAGCACATCGCCGGACTGCACCCAGCCGTCGCGCTCGCGGTCGCCGACCAGTACGACGCCATCGGAGCGGAGATGGCCTACTGGAACGCCCACGAAGACGACTACGGCCGCGTCCTGCAAACCCTCGTCGGCCCGCGCCCCGAGTGGACCGCCGCGCTCGCCGCGGCCCGCGCCTACCTCGGCGAGGCAACGCGATGACCACCGGCCGCCGCTCCTGCCGGCGCAAACGCAGACACGACACACGCGAACAAGCACAAGCAGCCCTCACAGCCCTCCTGCGCACGCGGTTCGCCAGCCCCTACTACATGCACGCCTACCACTGCCGATGGTGCCACGGCTGGCACATCGGACACCGACTCGGGTACGGCGCCAGACGATGACCACGCCCCGAGTTCCACAACCGGAACTCGGGGCCGTCGCCTGCGCCCACCGCGCCCTACACTTCGATCAAAGGTTCGAACCCGCACTGCCCCATTCCCATCCGACGTCGCGCGCAGGAGGCCCGCAGTGCACGACCCGACGCCGGACGACGTGATCGAGCGCATCAGGGACCTTGCCGCGCACGGCCTCGGCTGCAACGAAATCGCCCGCCAGCTCGGCGTTTCGCCGCGCACAGTGAGCCGCTACGCACCCGAGGGCTCGTTCGACCGGACGGCGACCGCCGCCGCCGTGAAGGCCAGGCAGGCGGACATGGCGCAGCGGCGCGCCGCCCTCGCGGACAACCTGCTCGCCGACGCCGAGAAACTGCGCGAGCAGCTATGGGAGCCGACCACGATCTGGTCCTTCGGCGGCAAGGACAACACCTACAACGAGAAGCAGGTGCAAGAGCCGCCGTTCGACGCCAAGCGCACGCTGATGCAGGCCGTGTCCACCGCCGTGAACGCGCACGTGCGGCTCATCGAGCGCGACGGCGACGGCACGATCGACGAGGCCAAGTCGGTGCTGGACGGGTTCATGGACGCGGTCGCCCGGCGCGCCGCGGAGCTCGGCGACGCGTGAACGCACCGAGCCTGTCGGACAAGCAGGTCCGGACCATCAACCAGGCCGACGGCCGCGTGAACGTGCTCCACGGCGCGGTGCGCAGCGGCAAGAGCATCGCAGCGGACCTCAAGTGGTTCGACATGGTGCGCAACGCGCCGCCCAGCGGCGACCTGGTCATGATGGGCAAGACCAAGCAGACCGTCGAGCGCAACGTCATCAACGTCCTGCGCGAACGCAGCATCTTCGGGCCGCTGGCGCGCACCGTCCACTACACCCCGGGCGCGGACACCGGCACCATCCTGGGGCGCACCTTCTGGGTGCTGGGCGCCAACGACATCAAATCCGAGGAGAAAGTCCGCGGCATGACCGTCGCCAGCGCCTACGGAGACGAGGTCTCCACATGGCCGCAAGCGACCTTCCAGCAGCTCGTCGCCCGCATGTCCGTCGCCGGCGCGAAGCTGATCGCCACCACCAACCCCGACAGCCCGCACCACTGGCTGAAGAAAGACTGGATCGACCGGCGCGACAGCGACACCCGCGTCTTCCACTTCACCATCGACGACAACCCCTTCCTCGACCCCGCGTTCGTCGCGTACCTCAAACGCCAGTACACCGGCCTATGGCACAGGAGATTCATCCTCGGCCGCTGGGTCATGGCCGAAGGCGCCGTCTACGACATGTGGGACCCCAAACGGCACGTGGTCGCCAACACCCCGCGCATCGCCGACTGGCTGGCCTGCTCGATCGACTACGGCACCGCGAACCCCTTCCACGCCGTGCTGCTCGGCCTCGGCGTGGACAACCGGCTGTACGCGGTCGACGAGTGGCGCTACGACTCGCGCGCCCAGCGCCGCCAGCTCGCAGACAGCGAGTACTCCGGCCGGCTGCGCGGCTGGCTCAAGCAGATCCCGATCCCCGGCTCGGCCGGCCGCGGAGTCACGCCGCGGTACACGGTGGTCGACCCCTCCGCCACCTCGTTCCGGGTGCAGCTGCACGCCGACGGCATCGCCAGCTGGGCCGCCGACAACGCCGTCCTGGACGGGATACGGCTGGTCTCGACGCTGTTGTCCGCCGGCCTGCTGCGTATCTCCACGGCGTGCCCGGCGCTGATCGAGGAGATCCCGGGCTACAGCTGGGACGAGGCCGCGCAGCGCAAGGGCGAGGACAAGCCGATCAAGCTCGCGGACCACGGCGTCGACGCGCTGCGGTACGGGTGCAAGACGACCCACTCGGTCTGGCAGTCCATCCTCGAACTAGCCGCGTAGACTCACCCTCGAACTGGCGTGCGAACCAGGAAGGTCGGCTATGGGCGCGCAGATCCCCGTCTACCGGTACACCATCACCCTGGCCCCGAGCCTTGAGGCCGCCAAGGACATCCGCACCGTCGACGCCATCAGCTTCCGCGAAGAACATCCGTGGATCATCTTCGACGACACGCGCGCCAGCGTCCTCGTGCTGCGAGCCGAGCGAGTCGACGAGATCCAGCGCTCCGCCGACCCCATCGGCGCGCAGCTCGTCGACGAACTCAGCGACCGCGAACCGGGGGACTGAGATGGATGATCGTGATCGCGTCATCGCCCTCCTAGTCGAACGCCTCGGCGGCGATGTCGTCATCAGCGAGCGCGACCTACTCAATGCGCACGAGGTGGAGCTGCTCCAGCTGAAAAGTGAGCGCAGTTTCAATTACATCTTCCGGACGCGCCGCACGATCGAAGGCGAACTCGCCGAGGAAGCGCATCCCACCCAGGCGCAACTCGATGGCATCGTCCGCAACCACCGCGATGCGCTAGCGGCCGGTTACGCAGCGGTGTTGGAAGCGGTCACGCCACGCCCAGTCGTTCCCCGCGACCGCGTCATCTCGCGCGACGAGAACGATGCTTGACATGGCCGCCCGCAACTGGTTCGCCACCTGGTCCGGGCCGCGCCCGACGCCGCGCCAGGGTCATTGGATCGGCCGCACCTACGCCCCCGGCGCACCGCGCTCCGGCTGGCGCAGATGGCTCTACGTGCGCGGCGCGTCGCTCGCGTCCAAGCGCCGCGTCTGGGGGTTCTGGATACACGCCGGACGCTGACGGTCGAACACGCGTTCGCCTATCCTGCTGATCAGCACCATCCGCGCCCGGCCCGAAACGGAACCCGCGCGGCAGCCGAAACGGCAACCCCCCCGTTCCGGCAGCCGAAAGGGCGAACCGTGGCGCCGCAGCTCCCCACCGACAAGAACACACCCTGGCCACCGGTCATCTGGGCGCCCGTCGCACGCGCCCAATCCCTCTGGTCCGCGTGGTTCTCCGGCTCCGCAGACGAACTCTCCTTCGCCTACCAGGGCCTGGGCGGCAACTCCCGCAATGCCACCGCGTTCTTCTCCACCTCCGGCGAATACTCCGTCAGCTCCCAGTTCCGCGCCCCCATGACCAGCGCCACCGCCACCAACGACCGGTACTTCTGGGGCCAGCTCACCCCCGCCGCGGAGAAGCGCGCGAAACTCCACGTGCCCATCGCCGGCGACATCGCCTCCATGAGCGCAGACCTGCTGTTCGCCAAGAAACCCCGCCTCGAAGTCACCGACAAGGTCGGGCAGGCGTGGCTGGAGGAACGCGTAGACGACGAACTGCACGCCACCCTGCTGGAGGCGGCCGAGGTCGACGCGGGCCTGGGCGGGGTGTACCTGCGCACCGTGTGGGACGAGCAGGTCTCAGACCGCCCGTGGCTCGACATCGTCCACCCCGACGCCGCGGTCCCCACCTTCCGCTACGGACACCTCGCGAGCGTGATCTTCTGGCGTGTGCTGGAGGACTCCGGGGACCAGGTCGTGCGCCACCTCGAACAGCACAACCTGATCGACGGCTACATCCAGCACGCGGTGTACATCGGCGACCAGATCCGCATCGGCACGCCCGACTCGCTGGCGAATTTCGAACAGCTCGAACCGATCGTCGCCGCGATCGGCACCGCGGGCGGCGACACCATCAACCTGCCCGACCTGCCCCAGGGCGCCGCCACCGTCACCTACATCCCGAACATGCGCCCCAACCGGCTGTGGCGGTGGGTTCCCGGAGCCGCGCCCGTCGGGCGCAGCGACTACCAGGGCGTGGAGGGCATGATGGACGCCCTGGACGAGACCTACTCCTCCTGGATGCGCGACGTGCGCCTGGCCAAGAGCCGGCTGATGGTGCCCCCGTCCTATCTGGAGTCGCGCGGCCCCGGCAAACCCGCGATCGCGGACGTGGACCGGGAGGTGTTCATCCCGATGAACATGCTCGCGGGCGCCGCCGACAAGTCGCTGATCACCGCGAACCAGTTCGCCATCCGGTTCGCCGAGCACAAGGCGACCGCCGACGCCCTGGTGAGTGTGATCGTGCACGGGGCCGGGTACTCGCCGCAGACCTTCGGCGAGCAGGCCACCTCAGCGGGCAACGTCACCGCCACGGAGATCGAGGACCGCAACCGCCGCAGCCTCCTGACCCGCTCCAAGAAGATCCACTACTGGAAGCCTCGGCTGGCCGACGCGGCGTTCAGCCTCATGGCCGTCGAAAGCGCGGTCTTCCGCAAGCCGGGCCTCAAACCCGAGCGGCCCGACATCGTGTTCCCCGACGCGGTGCTGCCCAGCCCGCAGGAGCTGGCCCAGACCGCCGTCGCCCTCTCGACCGCGCAAGCCGCCAGCAAGCAGACCCTGGTCGGGATGGTGCACCCGGACTGGACGCAGGAGCAGATCGACGAGGAGGTCCTGGCGATCCGCGACGAGGAAGGGTTCGACGTGCTGGCCCGCGCGCGCGTCACGCTCACCCCGCCGCAGGGCTCGAAGGCCACGGTCGGCCAGGAGGTGCAGGAGATCGCGGACACGATCGCGGTGGACCCCACCGCCCAGGGCGTCGGCGCGGACAGCGGGGCGACACTGCAGACGTGAAACTCGCACACCAGTTCGAACCGGTGGCATACTGAACCCGGAACCGGGCCGAAACGGTACGGAACCCGAACCCGAAACGGGAGGAACCGATGACCGAGACGGCAACCGACGCCGCGGGAGCCGCAACGGCGACCACGGCCGCCGCCGCCCCGGCCACCGGCACCACGGCGGCAAACCCGGCAGAAACCGGCGCGGCCCCGGCCGCAGCCACGGACTGGCAGGCCGAAGCCGAGAAGTGGAAGGCCATCGCCCGCCAGAACGAGGCGCGCGCCAAAGCCAACGCCGACGGCGCGCTGGTCGCCGAGACGAGAGCACAGAAGGAACTACTCGCGAAGATCGCTGCCAAGGTCGGCCTCGCCGAGGAAACACCCGACCCGGCCGCCATCACCGCCAAGCTCGAAGCATCCCAGCGCGAAGCCAGATCCAGGGCGCTGGAGCTCGCGGTGCTGCGCACCGCCGGGCGCGTGGAGGCCGACGGCGACGCGCTGCTCGACAGCCGCACGTTCATGGCCAGACTCGACGGCGTCGACCCCGCCGACAGCGACGCGGTCAAAGCCGTGATTGTCGCGGCCGTGGCCGAATCCCCGGCCCGGTACGGCAAGAACACCGCCGGCGCATCCACGGCAGCGGCCTCCGCGGCCAGCGCCGGGCAGCCTGCTGCGCAGCGCCGCGCGTCCACGGCCGGCGAGTTCAACGCGCAGCCCGGCGGACAGCGCCAGTGGACAAAAGCGGACATCGACCGAGCCACCCCCGCGCAGGTCTCCAAGGCCATGGCCGACGGCCTTCTGGACGCGTTCCTCGCCTCCTAGCATCACCCCGAGCACCACCGCGCACCACCCGCTCACAGCGCCGAAACGGACTGGCAGCGGTAGCCGAAACGGCAACCACTGACCCTGCCATCCCGGAAGGCACGCCTGTGAGCGTCGCTCATTTCAAGGGCGAAGTCTGGTCCAAGATCCTCTTGGGCTCGCTGCCCCAGAAGTTGGTTTTCGGCGGCCCCATGGTCGTCAACCGCAACTACGAGGGCGAGATCGCCGAAGGCGGCGACACCGTCCACATCACCTCGCTCGCCGACCCCACCGTCAGCGACTACGTCATCGGCACCGACCTGACCTACCAGGACGTGCAGGACGCCGGCATCTCCTTCACCATCGACCAGGCCAAGTACTGGGCGGTGCGCATCGACGACGTCGACAAGCAGCAGGCCGCCGGCAACATCCAGCCGTGGATGGAAGGCCGCGCCAGCTACTCGATCGCCGTAGCCGCCGACCAGTTCCTCGCCGCCAAGTACACCTCAGTCGCCGCCGCCAACGTCCTGGGCTCCTCCGCGTCGCCGCTGACCCCGGCGATCTTCAGCTCGATCACCAGCCACCCCGCGGACTTCTACGTCCAGGTCATCATCCCGCTGCAGGTGGCGCTCGACGGCGCCGACGTCCCCGACGACGGCGGCCGGTACATCGCGGTCCCGCCGTGGGCGCGCGGCCTGATCTCCCAGACCGCCGGCTTCGTGATGGGCACAGCCGCCGACGGCTCGACCGGCGCGACCATGCAGCGCGGGTTCATCGGATCGATCGCGAACTTCAACGTCCTGGTCTCCCGCAACACCGTGCAGACCGTCGCCGGCGGCGCGGGCGTCGGGGTGTGGGCGATCCAGGCCGGCCACAACATGGCCATCACCTACGCCGAGCAGATCATCAAGACCGAGGCCCTGCGCTCCGAGCGCGGGTTCCGCGACCTGGTGCGCGGCCTGCACGTGTACGGCGCCAAGGTCGTCCACCCCGAAGCGCTAGCCGTCGCGTACGTCCAGCGCCCCGTCGGAATCTGAGGTCTGATCATGGCTCCCACCACTCCGCTCGCCGCCGCCAACGTCGCGCTGATGACCCCGAACGGCGCCGTGGCCGCGCCGACCGACTACAGCCTGGTCGCCGGGGACGTCTCCAACGGCCTATCGATCCCGGCGTCCCTGTTCGCCGGCGCGATCAGCGGCCTGCCGTACGGCCAGTCGGGCTTCCTGCCCGAGCACCTGCGGCTCATCGTGAAGACCACCACCCCCGGCACGAACTTCAAGGTGATCGTCAAGGCGACGCAGCCGCGCACCGACATCGCCAACCAGTTCCCGTTCACCCCGCAGGCGAACACCGGCGACCTGACCGTGGACGTCAGCTCGAACGCGACGCGCTACTTCGGGGTGTTCACCTCGGGCCGCTTCCTGCAGCCCGACGGCAGCATCCTGCTCAACTTCAGCGGCACCCTCGGCGTCACGACGCTGGCGCTGCTGATGGACCCGTACGCGCCCGCAGGCCCGCGCGGCTGACCCCCACCCGAATCCCGGAGGACCCGTGGCCCCCGTCATCCACTACTACCAGCACACCGAGAGCGGCACGGTGCACGGTTTCACGCACCCGCTGCCCAAGGAAATCGCCAAGCAGCTCGCTGCCGGCGAGCTGGCGAGGGTCGCGGACCCTTCGGGCGCGGACCCGGACGAGGAGATCGCGCGCCTGCGCGCGCAGGTCGCGCAGCTGGCGGAGCTCTCCGGGATCGATCCCTCGTCGCTGGGGCCGGCCGGTCTGGCCGACACGGCCGGCTCCGGCGACGAGCCCACCGCGGACGACGGGTCCGGCGAGCAGCTGCCGCCGGACCCGGACGCGGACGCGGACGCGGACGGCGAGGAGGAATTGCACCTGTGCCTGGAGTGCGGCGAACCGGTCGAGCGCAACGGCAGGACCGGCCCGTGGCCGCAGCGCCACCGCGAATGCAAGTAAAGGTCTGATATGCCGCTTCCGACGCCGCGCGTGTACGCCACCTCAGCCGACTACCAGCAGTTCGTTGGCGCCGGTGTCGTGCTCCCGGCGCGGATGGACTACCAGCTGCAGCTCGCCTCAGCGGTGATCGACTATGCGATGACAGGCGCGATCTACGACACCGACGACACCACCGGCCTTCCGACCGATCCGACCGTCGCGTCCCTGCTGTGCCTGGCGACCTGCCAGCAGGTCGAATACCAGGCCGACGTCGACGACGCGACGGGGGCGAAGTCGCGGTTCGACCAGGTCTCGATCTCCGGGGTGTCCATGCACCGCGCGGCCGGGACCGCGGGCAACGCGCTGCCGGAGTTATGCCAGCAGGCGATGCTGACGCTGTTCAACGCGGGCGCCATCCCCGGTGTCGCCCGGCAGGGGCGGTACTGATGATCCTGCCTCCGAACGAGGTCTTCGACCTGTACCGCGCCGTGCAGGACGACGGGTACGGCGACACCGAGGACGACGACAGCGGCCCGCTGTACGCCGGCATCCGCGGCGTCCTGAGCTACAAGACGCGCACCGTCATGGACCCGGTGACCCGCACCCCGCAGCAGGTCGCCTTCTACTTCTGCCTGTTCCCGCAGGGCAGCGACGTGCGCAACGACGACCGGCTGCGCGCGCGCAGCACCGGCGACTGGTTCAACGTCTCCGGAACCAACCCGCTGCCCTCCTACGGGTTCCCGAACGACGTGTCCATCAGCCTGACGAAGGCCGGCGGATGACCGGCCAGACGGCGCCTCAAGGCCAGCAGCCGACCGCGCCCCCGGACCTGGACGCGCTGCTGGTCGTGCAGGCCGCGACGCTGCTCACCCTCGAAGCCGGGTCGGCGTATGCGGCGAGCGCGTCGCTGCGTCGCGCGCTGGCCGCGTTCGCCCGCGACGCGAACCGCCGCTGGATCGTTGCCGGAGCCAGCCCGGTCTCCGCGCAGGCGCTGCGGGAGAGCGACCGCGAGCACCTGACGCAGGCGCTGGTGATGCAGTTGCGGCAGGTCGCGGCCAGCACGGGCCGGGATCTGGGGCCGATCCTGCGCGGCGAAGCCGAAAAGGCCCTGGAGCTGGGCGCGCAGCACGCGGGGCAGCAGATCGGGCTGGCGATCGACGCCGCCGAACTGGCGCTGGACGACACGGCGCGCGGCCTGATCGAGGCCACGCCGCAGGCCGCCGTCAGCCACCTGCTGCGCGCCGCCGGGCAACTGCAGCGGGCGCGAAGCGGCCTGGACCTCCAGGCCGCGATCGCCGAGGCGCACCGGGCGACCGCGGCGGTGGACACCGGCAGCACGTACCTGACGAACCACGTCGCGAACGACGCCGCGCGGCAGGTCGCCGTGAGGTTCGGGGAGAAGCTGCTGTGGATCGCCGAACGCGACGCCTGCGTAGTGTGCCTCAAGCTCGCGGGGGAGCTGGCCGACCCCAACGAGGGCATCGGTTTCGACGAGTTCGCGACCTACGGCCCGTACGAGCCGCCGAGCGTGTGGCCGTACGGAATGCCGCTGATGCGCCCGCCCAGGCATCCGCACTGCCGCTGCCAGGTGTGCGTGTGGCTCGGTTCCGCGCCCGGGCAGCCGGACCTGCCCCAGCGGCTGCGGCACGAGGCGGCGCGCTCGATCCTCAAGGGCTGGTCGCTGCCCTCCGAGTCCCGCACGATGCGCCTGCGCGCCGCGCAGAAACTCCTGGCCGGCGGTGGGCGCGGCCTGCCGCGTTCGGTGCAGGAAGAGGCCGCGCGCGCCGTCGCGTCCGGCCGGTTCAAGTCCCGTGAAGTCCCGCACCACAAACCCAAGGAGAAGCACCATGTCTGAGCCCACCCTGGCCGCGCTCGCGGCCGTCGGCGCTCCGCTGCTGAAGGAGGCCGAGCAGGCGCTGGCCCCGGAGGCGCAGAAGGTCCTCGGCGACCTGCGCGAGTTCGTCTCCGGCGAGGCGGACAAGCTGCGCACCGAGTTCCCGGCGGTCGTCGAGCAGGGCGTGACGCACCTGCACAACCTGGCCGAGGCGATGCTGGCCCGGTACCACTCGGTCATGGACCGCATCGACGCGCACCTCGGCGGCGCGACCCCCGCCGCGCCGGCTTCCGAGCCGCAGCTGGCCACCGGCGGTCTCGCCACCGGCCCGGTGACCGTGGACCCCACTACGGCGTCGAGCACCACGGAGGCTTCCTCGACGCCCTCGAGCACGCCCTCCACTTCCGACGCCGCCCCGACTGACGCCCCGGCGGCCTGAGCCATGCAGACCGCAAGCGTCGGCCACGTCGTTCATGTCCTGGTCGACCCGACCAAGAACAACGGCTCCGACGTCGCGCCGGCGGTGGTCGTGCGCACGTGGGGCGACCCGTACGAGCACCAGGACGGCCTCGGCGAGCGCCAGACCATCAACGCCCGCGTGCTGTGCGACAGCCAGAACACGCTGTGGCTTACCTCGATCCAGTTGTTCGACGAGCGGCCCGGCAAGGAGGCGCTGGCGCAGGCGCGTCCGCACCATCCCACGGGCTACGAGGCGGTCGCGTTCTGGCCGCCGCGCGTATAGCGCCCACAGACCGGCCGTCCCCGTCCCCGATCCGGGGGCGGCCGCCCAACCTGTAGCACACCAGTTCGAACAAGCCCTATGATCAGCGGTGGGACGGTGTCGGCCACTCCCCGGTAACGGGAGACCACCCCCAATCGATCGTCACCCGGGAAGGGGGCGGCAGTGGCCGACGTGACACGCCCGTGAGCACACTCAAGCTGCCGACGTCCCCCCTGGTCGCCCGCGCGTGGCTCGCCCTGGTGCCCGGCATCACCGCCGCCATGACCGGCACCACCCTGCCGCGCATCCCCACCGACTCGCTACCGGCCTGGGCCGCCACCGGGTTCCTGACGGTGCAGGTCGTCGGCGGCAGCCCGGACGCCGAGATGGCGCTGGCGCAACCCGTGGTCAGCGTCAAGTGCTGGGCGGTGAACGCCACGCAGGACCCGGACAGCGGCAAGGTCGCCGTCCAGGCCAGAGTGCCGTGGGCGCGCAGCGAGGCGCTGGCCGAAGCCGTACGGCAGGCCTCCTATCCGATGCAGCGCGACCCGGCCTCGCGCCTGGTGAGCCTGCCGGTGGCCGGCTACCAGAAGGCCAGCGTGAACTCGGCGTACCTGCTCTCGGAGATCCGGCCCCTGCAGGACCCGACCAGGTACGCCTGCCACCAGTTCGACCTGCAGCTGGCGTGGACGGCGGTGCCCGGTGGGTGACGAGCTGATGCGGATGGAAGACGGCTGGCTCGGGCACCTGCGCGAAGCCGAGTGGATGTTCCTGGAGCAGCGCCTGGGCCCGGACATCCTCGCGGACATGGACCGCGCGGTGCCGATCCTGATCGGCCGTCTGCGCGGATCGCTCGCTTTGCAGGTCGTCCCAGGCGACGACGGCGTCCCCGAGCTGCAGATCGGATCGTTCCCCGACGACGAGGGCGACGTCGAGTACGCCGCGCCGGTCGAACTCGGGTTCCACGGGCCGGAACTGGTGCGCGAGCACGTGAGCCACAGCCGCACCGGGACCGAGTTCACGGTGCGCGAGCACGTGAGGCAGGCCAACACCCCCGAGCAGCCGTACATGCGGCCTGCTCTCTACCGCACGAGGTACTGACATGGTCACGGTACGAACCAAGCTTCAGCCGCGCGAGCAGCTCGAGGT